CGTTGATGAAACAATGCACGCTGAATCAATGATTAAATTGTTCCGTACATACATTGAAGAAAATAAAGAAATCTGGAATGATGAACTTAAAGGTAAGATATATACAATTGCTGAGAAGATGGTTCAATTAGAAGATAAGTTTATTGATTTAGCATTTAGTATGCAAGCTATAGAAGGTCTAACGAATGCTGATGTTAAACAATACATTCGTTACATTGCTGACCGTAGATTGATTAGTCTTGGTTTGAAAGGCATCTTTAAAGTGAAGAAGAACCCATTGCCTTGGGTTGAAGAAATGATTAACGCACCAACACATACCAATTTCTTTGAGAATCGTGCTACTGACTATGCTAAGGGCGCATTATCAGGTAATTGGGGTGATGTTTGGGCCAAAGCAGCTTAAAGGAAAAACATGGGAACGAAAACAATAACAGCAGAGTGTACAAACTGTGAATCGAGCTATGACATGATCTATATGGAAGAATTAGTATCAGAAGAATATCCGGAGTTTTGCCCGTTTTGTGGTGAAACCATCGAATCGTTGTCCGAAGAAGAATATATAGATGAGGATGATGATTCTGATGAGGACAAATGGGAATAAACTGGACATACAAAGATAAAGATTTTACAGAGGATTTAATTGGCGACAATTATGGATTTGTGTATCTTATAACAAACAATGTAACAAGTAAAAAATACATTGGTAAAAAATTCTTCTATTCCTCAAAAACAAAACAAGTAAAAGGCAAGAAAAAGAAATTTAAAGTTTCTTCGGACTGGCAAACTTACTATGGTAGCAATGAGGAATTGAAAAAAGATGTTATAATGCATGGACAAGAATTGTTTAGCCGAGAAATCATACATCTATGTAAAAGCAAAGGTGAATGTGGTTATCTTGAAGCCAAAGAACAATTTGTCAACGGTGCGCTGGAAACAGATGACTATTACAATTCTTGGATTATGGTAAGAGTAAGAAAGTCACACATTAAAGGTTTGCAATGTTAGAATACTTGAAAGATATTGAGGAATATGATGCTTTGTTTTTCATGCCTCATCCGGATGTGGACATACACATACAATCAAATAGATACAAGAATCCTGGTACACCAGTAGATGTTAGCTCTATTGGGCCAAGTTGGCATGTTTTGTTGTTTACCTGCAACGAAGAAACCGACACATTGGAAAACCTGGATGCATTTGATGCTGTTCTGAGTGATCCTAGGGAATATATTTCAACATTAATACCACAAGGTTGGTTTGGAATAGTGGCAAAGAAAACAACCACATCCAACTCTTTTATGTCAGATGCGCTTGACAAGATCAAGAGTATGATGTAAAATACAATCTTTGAAACAGAAAGTTTATTATGATTCTCGTTGACCTTAACCAGGTATTGTTGTCTGGACTGATGGCTCAAATTGCCAGTCAAAAAGGTGTTAAGTTGGAAGAAGGTCTTATCAGACATATGATCCTGAACATCATCAGGACGCACCTAAAGACATTCCGCAAAGAATATGGTGAGGTTGTACTCTGTAGTGACAACCGCAAGTACTGGCGCAAGGAATTCTTTCCCTTCTACAAGGCTGGCCGCAAAAAAACAAGAGAAAAATCAGACCTTGATTGGCATCTGATTTTTGATATGCTTTCCAAATTCAAACAGGAACTCCGTGACAACTTTCCATACAAAGTGGTTGATGTTGAGGGAGCAGAAGCGGATGATATCATTGGTACACTTGTACCTCGTCATATCATGCATGAAAACATCATAATTATTTCCAGTGACGGCGATTTTCTACAATTACAGATGTATAATGGTAGAAGTGAGTTTACTGTGAAGCAATACAATCCTGCACAAAAGAAATTCATCATTTCGGAAAATCCAGTAGCTGAACTGAAAGAAAAAATCATTCGTGGTGATAAGGGTGATGGTATACCGAATGTACTGTCAGTGTCAGATTGTTTCGTGCGTGATATTCGTCAAACACCAATCAACAAAAGTAAATTTGACAAATTGATGGAAAAAGATTATGGTGAATGGGAAGATGAGAATGCTAGAATTGGTTATTCTCGTAATCAGACACTGATTGACCTCAGAAATATACCAGGTGATATCAGAGAGAAAATCATAAATAGTTATGAAGAAACTAAACCGGCATCCAAAGGTAAAATTTTGGATTATTTAATTGCCAACAAACTGAAAAGTTTAATTGATGTTATTGAGGAATTTTAATGAAACCGTTATATGAAATATTTGATGCAATTGATGATGCTCAAAGTAGAAAAGAGAGAATGGACATAATTAGCCAAAATTTGTCACAACCACTAGTTGATGTTTTTAAATTAACATATCATCCAGATTTTCAATGGAAGGTAAAAGAAATACCTGAAAATTATAAAGTACCAACTGATATGTTACCCGGTATCACGCATGATAGTCTAGCACACCAGTTGCGTAGATTGTATATGTTTCAAGAAGGCAATCAAATGGCCGAAACATTAACAGATAGAAGAAGAAATGAACTCTTGATTCAGATGTTGGAATCAATCGAACCAAGAGAAGCAGAAATCTTATTGGGTATATTCCAAAAAGATTTGGGAGTAAAAGGTATAAACTATAAATTTGTAAAAGAGGCATTTCCAGACCTTCTACCATAATGGACAAAGAAAATATAATTGTCGTATCCGGCGAATTTGATCCTATCTCTTATAATGAATTTAAACTATTAAAAAAATGCAAGTCAAAGTGTGATTGGCTTGTTGTTGGCGTACATTCTGACGCTTACATGAAGTTACTCAAGGACGGCTTCAAAAATACACACGACCAAAGAAAAGAAGTAATAGAAAGTTTTCCATTTATTGATGAAGTATTTACATTCAATGATATGGACGGAACATCATGCAATTTGTTGAGAATAATTAAAATGTGCTATCCAATGTCAAATATAATCTACGTGTCACAAACAGACATGACAAATATGCCAGAATCTCGTATTCGTGGTATAACCTTTGAGACTATTAAATAAGGAGTTAAATTAAAGTGTCAAAATTTTCCGGTAAGTTTCGCAATTACGATGATGATGAGAATTCTAATTTTCAACCAAGAAAAAAGAAAAAAGAACAACAAAAAACCACAAGAAAGAAATCTAATTATGATGATTATGATTATTTCATGGGCAGTGAGGATTATCAAAAACCCGGTAGAAGAAAAGCAAGACAATTCTAGTGTTGTTTTCCTGCAACACACATATTGACAAATATCCTGAATAGTGTATAATACACTCATTCGTTGGAGAAATTTTATGATGTTCTATGTACGCCCACCCAAGTCAAAGGCTAAAAAAGTGCCTAAGGCTAAACTCGAGCAGTACGAAAAATGGTTGCAATCACACCAACCAACAAAACCCCTTAAAATCCAAAAAACCAACAATACATTGAATGGTTATAAACTGTCAACACCTGTTGGCCGTGAAACCAAGCAATACAAATCATTAAATACCGGTGAAGTTGGTGCAACCAAAGCTGAACCAAAGGTTTATACTGGTACAAACATGCTTGGTATTGCAACAATGCACAAGTCCAACGCTGTTCCTGTGTTTAACAGTGAAGCAGCTGTAGAAATTTCAAACATGAGGCGTTAAAATGAGTAAAAAAATGAGTTTTGTTGTAAAATTGCAACGACCGGTGTGTCGAACACCAATCAAGCCTGTGCAAGCGCATAAAAATGTCGCAAAATACAGTCGTAAAAATGATAAAAAGACAATTTTGTCGCAAATCACTGAGCTAGGAGCATAAAATGTCGCAAATCACTGAGCCAAAACAAGAACCGATTGAATGGCAACCTTTGGATAAAGTTATACGTGAGTGGGCAGTCATGTCCCAATTCGAAAATGACCAAGATTGGTACAATAAACTGAAGGAACAGTGCGAATGAACAAAATTTACAACTACGAAGAAATTTTCGAAGAAATACCTGGCGATCCCGACAACATTTTGCTAAAATTTCCGCCGGAAATGTTGGAACAAACCGGTTGGAAAGAAGGTGACACCATAAACATTAAAATTGTTAACGGAAGTTTACACATTTCAAAAAATGATGTTGCAGAAAAACAACTCAGCCTTGATTTTTGATTGATAGTGTGATATAATAGAGTTATCACACAGGAGTTTTCATGGAATTGATTGAATCTAAATCGTTGCTGGCCAAATTGATGGCTACAGAGAATCTAACGATTGAACAACGCCCGGTACAAACAGCATCCTTTGATGTTCGTAACCGTGTTTTAGTTGTACCCATCCTCGACAAGAATATTTCAAATGAAATTTATGATTTATTCATGGGACACGAAGTTGGTCATGCTCTTTACACTCCGATGGAGGGTATGCTTAAAGTAAGAAAGTTAAAATTAAATAGTGATGTTGCCAATGTGGTTGAAGATTCCCGCATTGAACGCAAAATCAAATACAAATATCCTGGCCTCAAAAATTCTTTTGCAAGAGCTTATAAAGAGCTCTTTGAAAAAGATTTCTTTGGTGTCAAAGATTCTGACCTAAACAAATTAAATTTACTTGATAGGATTAATCTTCACTGCAAAGGTGGAGCTGGATTGCGTATTCAGTTTAATGATATTGAACGTGGTCTGGTTGGAGAAGTTGAAACAACTGAAACCTATGATGAAGTAATTAAAGTAACCAAGAAAATTATCGATTACATGAAAATGCAAATCGAAGAAGAAGAAAAACTAAGAATCAAATCAGATGAAGATGGTGATGATTATGATGATGAATCTGATGTATCAGAGGAAGAAATGGGCTTTGGTTCCGACTATGATGAGGACTATGAAGATTTCGATGGCAATAGTGAATCTGAGGTAAACGTAAACGAAGACGGAGAACAAGTACCAGCTTCTGGTTCAAAATCCGGAAAAAGTTTGGATGAAAAACTTGAAGAAAAAATCAAGTCACATACTAGTGAAGCATTTCGCCAAAACGAAAAGAAGTTATTTGAATCTAAACCTGGAACTTATGCATATGTAAATGTTCCACAATTAGATACAAAATATATTTTTGACCATAAAGAATTGTGGAAAAAATACAAAGAAGAGGACCATAAGGTTTGCACAGAATCTTATATAAAAATTCGAAATGAAAGTAACAAAGTTGTTTCTTATCTTGTTAAAGAATTTGAAATGCGTAAGAACGCAGACCAGTTAAAACGTGCTTCTGTTGCAAAGACTGGTGACTTGAATATGAAGAAAATCTTTTCATATCAATTCAACGAAGATATCTTCAAAAAGATTACAGTTGTACCTGGTGGAAAATCTCATGGTCTTGTGATGTTCCTTGACTGGTCAGGTTCAATGGTTGAACACATTGGTAATACTGTTAAACAGTTAATTAATCTTGTGTTGTTTTGCAAGAAGGTTAATATACCATATGAAGTATATGCTTTTATTGAAGATTCTGCTGGTAAGCATTACGTAAGACAAAAAGCTGTAAAAGGAGACCTCTATTTGAGAGGTTTTGGATTATGCAATTTGTTGTCTAGTAGAATGTCTAGTTCGGAATTTACTTATGCAGCTTCTGGTCTTGTGTATATGTCAGGGCTTTCGAAAAATTATAATAGACCTGGCCACACTCCACATTGGTTGAGTTTATCTGGAACACCATTGAATGAAGCAATCATTTATTCAATGACAATTGTTCCAGAGTTCCAGAAAAAATATAAATTGCAAATTGTTAACACAATCTTTTTGACAGATGGTGAAGGACACAATTTGCGTGAAGTGTATGATGATAATGGTTATGATTATATGATGCCGAAAGCCATCAAAGCAGAAACTTTGGTTATTCGTGATCCAATCACCAAGAACCAGGAATCTGTTGACCTAAAATCTTATGCATATGATGCACAATCTAAAGCATTGATAAAATTGTTAAGAGCTAGAACCAACTCTAATGTAATTGGTTTCTATATTATCAGTGGTCGTGATTTTGGCCGCAAAGTGCAACAATGGTTCCCGAAACAAAATAATCACGAATCATTAAAATTAGATTTCCGTAAAAACAAATTTATGATACTCCAGAATAGTGGGTATGATGAATATTATATTCTCCGTTCTGGTGGCCTAGATACGGAAGAGGATGCGACTTTTGAGGTTAAAGAAAATTCTACAATCAAAGGAATTGCATCTGCTTTTGCGAAACACAATGTTAACCGAATTGGTAGCCGTGTGGTATTAAATCGCTTCATTAAACTAGTAGCTTAAAAGGAATTAAAATGAGTAATTATTCAGAATTTATTAATGTTGACAGAAAAGCAACACTCACTCGTTTAGACCAAGGTCTTATGACACAGTGGGTTGTTGAAATGTATATTGATAAAAGAGTTATTCAAAAGGTAACATTGGGTGACCAACAAAAGGCCAAATCTTTGGCAGAAAATTTTGTTCGTAATGACGGTCAAGCAGTACAAACATTGCTCAGTGAATTTGTATGAAAATTGACAAGCAGACTAAAGAGGTTTTATGTATTGCACAGGAAGAATGTGCCGAAGTCACACAAGCCATTTCAAAAATATTCCGATTTGGCTTTGATTCGGTACATCCTGTAACCAATAAGACGAACCAACAAAGTCTGGAGGAAGAAGTCGGTGATTTACTGGCGATGGTTGACATTATGATGGAAAAGTGTATAATATCAGATTCTAATGTTAATGCAGCCAGACAGGCAAAAAAAGAGAAACTTAAAATTTGGTCAAGTATCGAGGTATAAAATGATTATGCATAAATTGATGGACAAAATTGGCCGTTATCGGTTGATTTTAGATAGAGTGACAAAAGAACCGTACATGCATCGGTACTATTTGTTTCTCAAAGATCGTAAATGGTTTCCTTTTAATGTGGTATTGCACAAAATTATGAAATCGGATGAACCAGTTTTCCATGACCATCCATGGCCATTCATTACTGTGATTATCAAAGGTGGTTATTGGGAACACACACCAGTCTTGGATGATAATGGTAGACAGATTGTAGACATTGCACGATGGTGTGGTCCAGGTTCTATCATCATGCGTGGTTCAAAAGATTATCATTGGTTGGAACTTCACAACAATGAACCAGTAACCACATTGTTCTTTATGGGTCCACAACTCCGTGAATGGGGTTTCCTCAGAGACAAGTGGATACATAATGAAGAATACTTGAAACAAAGATTGGCAAAATGAGTGATGAACAGGTGCTGGCCATGTACGAAAAATTGAAACAACATTTCGGCGATAAACTTCCAGACCCGGAACATCAACCAATGCAATTTGCATACTTTGTGAAGATATACAAATATTATCATGGAGGCACAATATGAGTAGATTGGTAAATGAGATAGAAGATTTGGGTCACTATATGAGAGACCGCCGTATGGACGGGTTCTCACAATTTGGTGCCAAACAAAAAATATATGAAGTGATGTGGGAATGTGAAAAGCAATTGAAAGATTCACCAACATTTTCTATAGAGGAAGAATGGCTCAATGAGAATCGAAAACAGAATTAAAGAGTATCATATTCAACAGAGGCGGTTACAGGATCGCCGTCAAGAAGAACATGTACAAGAGAAAAGAATTCTTGAAGAAAAACGGAAAGAGAGAATTCGCCGAATGGATAAACACCGGGTGGATGTGTACGCATAATTATGAGCTCAAGTGATTGGTCGTTTATATTATTTGTTTTCCTTTGTTTCTTTCTTTTCTCTGGTGAACCAGATGTATGGGACAAGGCTCACGAATACACAATGAAGAAACTAGAAACAAAATCTGAATTGTGACAGTTTTGTTACTAATTCCTGGAAATCTAGATAATGGTATGGGGTTGTCCCATATAACTTGAAAAGGAATCAAATGAAAAAACTAATCGCTTCCGTATTAACTATCATATCAATCACAGTATCAGCCGCAGATATCACAGGCGCTGGTGCTACATTCCCTTATCCAATCTATGCTAAATGGGCCGAAGCCTATAGCAAAGATACTGGTGTTAAATTAAACTATCAATCAATCGGTTCATCTGGTGGTATACGCCAGATTAACAACAAGACAGTTACATTCGGTGCTACCGATGCGCCAGTCAAAGGCGAAGACCTTGATAAATTGAATCAGATACAATTTCCTGCTATCATCGGTGGTACTGTGCCGATTATAAATCTTGATGGATTCAAAGCAGGTGAATTGCGTATCACTGGTCCTATTCTAGCAGAAGTATTCATGGGTGATATTGTAAAGTGGAATGATCCAAAGTTACAAGCATTGAACCCAGGTAAGAAATTGCCAGATACTAATATCACAGTCGTTCATCGTGCTGATGGATCAGGTACCACATTTAATTGGACTGATTATCTTACAACAGTATCAAAGCCATGGGCTGATAGAGTTGGCAAAGGTGCCGCAGTTAAATGGCCCGCCGCATCATCGGTTGGCGGTAAGGGCAATGAAGGTGTAGCGGCTAATGTAACAAGAGTGAAGGGCTCTATTGGGTATGTTGAGTATGCGTATGTAAAGAAAAACAATTTGGTCTTCATGCAATTGCAAAACAAAAATGGTAAGTATGTTAGCCCAGATGATTTGACATTTGCATCGGCTGCGGTCGGTGCTGATTGGTTCTCGGTACCAGGTATGGGTGTATCCATTGTGGATCAAAAGGGCGATAATACATGGCCTGTAACCACAGCATCATTCATTATCATGTACAAGGATCCAGTTGATAAGAAAGCATCCGAAGAGGTACTAAAGTTTTTTGATTGGTCCTTCAAGAATGGTAAGAAACTATCCGAAGATTTGGATTATGTCCACCTACCAGATGCATTGACTTCCCAAATCAGAGCAAAGGTATGGTCACAGATTAAATAACCTTTGGTGTTTTCAAGCGCTTCCGGGCTTGACACTCACATAGAGACATGATATAATACATCATGTCTTTTTTATTTCTATTATGAACACAGTATCTTTATTTTCCATTCCGTTGGCCATCTCTACATTAGACCGAGAGATTACCAAAAAAGAAGCCGACTTCATTATGACACAGGATCGGTACAGAACCAGGGGTAACAAGAGTACCTATAACAAAAATGTTCTGGATGAACCTGAGTTATTCCTGCTTCGTGACTTCATTGAGCAAGAGATCAAGACCTTTACCGACACAGTTATGTGTTACACAGACATTGAGTTATACATCACACAGTCTTGGATCAACTACAATGATCCCAAAGAATTTCATCACCAACACTATCATTCAAACAGTATAGTATCCGGAGTATTTTATATTGCAACAAATCCGGAAGATAAAATTCAATTCCATGACAGAAAACCCAAGGACATGTTGATATTCAACCGGTCATCATATAACCAGTACAATTCAATTACCTGGTGGTGGCCTGTCAAAGCCAAGGAGTTATTTCTATTTCCATCCAATATGGAACATGGAGTACCTTCAATCGAAAATGCAGAACAAATGAGAATCAGTTTATCTTTTAACACCTTCTTTAGAGGTAAAGCTGGCACCAAAGACCAAGCGACACTGCTTGAATTAAAATGAAGAAATTCGTGATTGCTGGTACCTCTAGTCAGTTTTATGATTGGATGCGAAACAATGGCCGTTCTCATACCGATTGGATTTATGTGAGTGGACTTGATACTATCAGAGGTACCAGTAATCCACACGGTATGTTCATTGGTACCTGGTATGAAAGACCTGATATGCTAGAAGTGGTACATATGCTCAGACTTTGTACACACATAAAAAATGAGAAACTGGATGAAGTGTTCCAGGTGTATATGAACTATAGATTGGGGTTAGAAGAATGAGAGATGAAGATGTACAGAGAATCATAGAGAACCTTGAGAGGTCCTTAGTGGAGGCCTCCGAGAAAAAAATTCAGGAATCAAAGGAAGAAAAAATCGAAATTCCTTTGGGGGCCCCAGAAAATAAAAAATTGGAATAAAGAGTTTGACCAGGTGGGGCTTTTTATTATAATCGCATCCCCATGGGGCCCCCAACCCTTACGCTACTGCTCCCCAGTGAGCCATAAAAAAAGAGGCAGCACCACTAGAGCACTGCCTCTAAACTCTCCCCTATCCAGCCGAGCCTCAGGGGGAGAGAAGCGAAAACCTAAACCTTAAGCGGCCACTGCCAACCGAATAACCTTTGCCATTTTGCGGCCGTGGGCGGGATAACCAACCACTGCTACGCTTTTGTCATAGCAAGCACGGCAACCAGAGCACTTACCATCATGCTCATAAGCACGGCAGAGCGTCACACCAGCAGGCACATTGGACGCATCGGGAAGGATAGTGCTACCATGGACGCCAGCAGTATATGTACCGTCAATAGCATCCGATGATGGACGCACCATGACATTGGGGAGGGCTTGCATCCGTGCAAGGATGGCCTGGTACTTGGGGAATTTATACATCCGGGTGGGCAACCAGTGCTGTACATGGGGAGTAGCCACCATGACCTCGTACATTTTAACGGCCAAGGACAAGCTATACATGTCACCGCTATCAAACCAACGGAAGTAGCTCTGCTTTTTGAGAGCAGCCACCATGGTGTCAACCCAGCCAGCCTCTTGCCATGCAGCCTTATTATCGGCACGGACTGCTTTCACGGCACCGAAGTGGTACATCCCGGTGGTAGCGTAGCAACCAGAGCAAGCGTCAACCAGAGCACCAGAAGCGGTGACGGAACCAGGACAGGTTTCGAGCGCCTGGAGGGACCAGGACAGGATGTTATCGAGCTTTGAGGTTTTTGAGAGCTTATTCATATTGTGCTTTGCTTTGTTTGTTTCAGTGGTTGTATTATGACACAACCAGAGAAAATGGCAACCATATACTATAGTATTCAGCTGCCCATCTGGACTATTTGACGCCCCAGGAGCATGATGCCCTGGCCGGCGGCAGAGCAACAAGCGGTTGCCACCTCTAGGACAGCTGTGTTAAAATAAGCGCCCACTAGGAGACCAACAGCGAAAATGAATACTTTTATCATATGTTACCTTTTGTTTTCAATCAACAGCAAGACCAATTCCTTTAAAAACCGGGGGGTTGTTCGCCCCGGGGGATTGGTCAGGCTGTTGCTTTGCGAGCCATGATGGCAGCAGCAATGGCGTTATCTTCAGCACCGAAAGTCACGCCCTTGGAGGGACGCTTGTTGGCCTTGACGGCCTTGGCACCCACGGCACCAACTTGCTTAGCTAGCAGCTTCTCAAGGCGAGCTTGTGCCTTGGCGATAGCGGCTTCACGTTTTGCAGTGGCTGCAGCGGCTTTCGCTTCAGCAGTGGCGGCCTTGGCAGCCTTTGCATTGGCACGCTCAAGCTTCACACCTTCAGCAAGGCGAGCAACCTCGAGCTTTGCATTGGCCAGGTC